TAAAGTTCTTCTTGTTTTTTTATAACCTCCTGATAACTTAGAATTATAAAATTCTTTAAACTCGTTTTTAAATATATATAATATTATTTTTCTAATTAATTCTATTTTTTCAGAACCTCTAACCTTTTTTTTAATTTCTGGATATATATTTATTCTAAATAATGTATTAATTTTATCATTTATAGTATCTTCATTAAAACTACCACCACTGAAAATAAAATTTTCTGTTTTTTTCAATCCAGTTACAATTCCTTTGCTTGCAATAGTTATTTCTTTATTAGATATAATATTATTTATATTAACAAGAAATTTATTTTTAATTAACTTTGCAAAACTATCTAATTCCGATTTTTCTATTTGTATTTTTTTTAAATCATTAAAAAAATTTTGAATATATTCTTCTAAATTATTTATTAGTGATGGGTCTGATAATTCTTTTATATATTTAGTAAAAATGATATCATTTGTATTAGTAATATTGGATTCATTAATAGAATAATGAATATTACGAATAAATAATTTTAAAGAATTAAAAATATATTCAATTTTATTTAATTCTTCTTCGTTAGTTACTTGTGTTTTAATCCAGTTTTCTATATCCGCATCATTATGTATATCATCGATATTAATTTCTTTTTCAAATAATTTTAATAATTTTTTAAATAAATGAAATTTAATTGTAAAAAAATCATTATTTAATAATTTTTTGTATATATTTTTACTATTACTATGATGATAAAATAAAAAATGAATACATAAAAGATTTATGTATTCATCACGATTGGGGGAGTATTACCAGTCATTTCTCTATATAATTAGAAATATTTAAAAAAATAAATGATAATAATAACTCTAATCTAAATCTTCTTTTTCTTCAGTTTTTTTAGGTTGTGTTGGCATTTTTGAGGGGTCAAAATCTGCTGGCATTTGCATTCCTTGTGGCATTCCCTGTGGGGCTCCTTGAAGTTTCATTAAAAGTGGCTGAATCTTATCTGTATATTCCTTTTGCTTATTTTTATAAACTTCAGCAGTTTCTTTTGGATTTTCTTCAAACCATTTCATACCTTCTTCAACAAGTGGATCAATTTCTGCTTTAACTTCATCAAAATTAGGAGGTGCTCCTTCAGCCTTAGTCGAAACACTATTTTTAACTCCATAAAGATAATTTTCAAGGTCATTTCTTGCCTCTACAACCACCTTCATTTTCATATCTTCATCTTTAAATTTCTCAGCAGCCTTAACCATCTCTTCAATTTGTTCTTTAGATAATCGCCCTTTATCATTAGTAATTTTAATATTATTTGTCTTACCTGTGCTTTCTTCTTTAGCAGTCACTTCAAGAATACCATTAACATCAACAGATAAATCAATTGTGATTTTTGGTTGTCCTCGAGGCATAGGAGGAATACCACTTAAATGAAATGAACCAAGAAGATTATTATCTTTAACAAATTGTCTCTCACCCTCAAAAATCTTAATATCAACACCTGGTTGATTATCTGAATAAGTTGAAAATGTTTGTGATTTCTTTGTAGGAATTGTTGTATTTCTATCAATAATATTTGTCATTACTCCTCCTGATGTCTCAATTCCAAGTGAAAGTGGGGTAACATCCAAAAGAAGTAATTCATTTGTCTTTGAATTTCCTTGACCAGTGAGAATAGCACATTGAATAGCTGCGCCAATTGCAACCGCTTCATCTGGATTCAAACTCTTATTTAGAGCCTTTCCATTAAAATAATTGCTTAGAAGTTCCTGAATTTTAGGAATACGAGTAGTGCCACCAACCAATACAATTTCATCAATATCATTCTTTGAAACTTTCGCATCACTCAAAACTTTTGAAATTGGTTCCATTGACTTATTAAAGAAACTATCAGCTAATTGTTCAAATTTAGCTTTGCTTAAAATTGTTGAATAATCAATTCCATCAATTAGTGATTCAACCTCAATAGTAGTGGTTGTAGATGATGAAAGATTTTTCTTAGCTCTCTCTGCGGCAATATTTAGACGTTTAAGTGCCTTCGGGTTTTCCTTAACATCCTTCTTATATTTCTTCTTAATATCCTCGCAAAGATAATCAACAATTAGATTGTCAATGTCAGAACCTCCAAGATGTGTATCTCCTGCTGTTGCCTTTACCTCGAAAATACCACCATCAAGTGAAAGAACTGAGAGATCATGAGTTCCACCGCCTTCATCGAAAATAAGAATAGTAGTTTCTTTTTCAGATTTCTTATCAAGACCATAAGCGATTGCTGCGGCTGTTGGTTCATTGATAATTCGCAAACATTCCATACCACTAATAACGCATGCATCTTTAGTTGCTTGTCGTTGGCTATCATTGAAATATGCGGGAACTGTAACAACCGCCTTTTTAACTGGATGTCCCAAATAAGCCTCAGCTGTTTCCTTAAGACGAGAAAGAACCATCGCTGAAATTTCTTCAGGATAGAAATTCTTAGTTTCTCCCTTATAATCAACATTAATAACTGGTTTATTATTATCATCAGGTTTTACATTAAAAGACCAGAGCTTTTTATCGGCTTGAACGTGTGAATCGTCATACTTGCGACCAATAAGACGTTTGATATCATAAAGAGTTGATTTTGGATACATAGTCGAAACATTCTTTGATGCATCACCTACTAATTTTTCTTCATCTGTAAATGAAACATAAGAAGGAATAATTCTTGATCCGGTCTGATGGTCAGGAATTACTTCAACACGATCACCAATCCAAACAGCGACGCAACTTGTGGTAGTTCCAAGATCAATACCAATACCAACACAATCTTCTTTTGACATATTCTTATTAGGATATTTAAAGTAAATATAAATAATCTTTAAATATATTTTAGATTTAATAATAAGAAGAATGGATAATTATTTTGCAAATTTAAACGATAAAGATTTTTATTCAGATAAATTAACTCATGTTTATTTCTCTTCGCCAGTAAATGATAAATCAATAGATGAATTAATTTTAAAAGTCAAAAAAGCAAATGAACTTGAAAATCCAAAACCAATTTTAATTCATATTTGTTCATTTGGTGGTAATTTAAAAGCTGGTTTGCGATTCTTAACAATTTTTAAAACAAGTAAGATGCCAATTGCGACAATGATTGATAATTATAGTTGTAGTGCCGCAACATTTTTATCTGTAAGTTGTCCATATCGAATTATGAATAAATATGGCTATTGTTTATTACATGAATATTCAATTTCTGGTTTTATAAATGATAAACGAGAATTTTTTATAAATTCAATAAAAGAAATTGATAACTTTTTTAATATTATCATTGATATGTATTTAAAGAAAACGAAATATTCACAAGAGGAATTAATGAAATTACTTCAACATAATCTTTTTCTTGATTATAAAACGTGTTTATCAAAAGGAATTGTTGATAGAGTAATTGATTATAAAGATAATTATTCAGAAATTCCTAAAGTTAATATATCAAATTTATTAAATGATTATAAACAAGTTATTCATTTACCATTATCTTGTGATTCATTCACAAGTAACATAGATTTATCTATAATGACTTCAAATGTCTCACATATTAAAATGCCTTATATCATTTATCCAATTCATAAAACTTGTGATTTGAATAAAAAGAAAAATAAAGAAACTAATGAAATTAAAATAACTTCAACTGATATCTTAAATGAAAAAAATATATTTAAGACTTTAAATGTCATTCCGCGAATCGCAGGAATCAATAACTTAAAACTTGCGGTAATTGATACACCAATAAGCATTGATAATTTAATACCATTATTATTTGCCGATAAGATTTATATGTATAGACATACTTTCATAATATGTAATCTTATTTATTTTTATAATATGAATAACAGTATTTTACTTGATGATAATCTTAAAAATACTAAGATGTTAATGTCCGTAATAAAAACTATTTTAAAGAAAAAAACAAAAATGAATATCGAAGATATTAAAATGATTAATAGACAATTCCTTATTGTTGATTCAGAAAAAGCCAAAAAATGGGGCTTTTGTCATGAAATCATTGATCTTTGAAAGTTAAACAGCACTTGTTGCAAATTTCATAAGAAGATTGAAATGTTTATATTATCTCTTTTCTTGATTTGCCATAACTCACCTATGACTTTCATCAATTGACAAGGACGGCGCCTCAAAACTTTCGGTTTCTCCCTCTCCAATTCGCACAACATCGGCATCATCTGCTGGACGAAGATGTTATATTTGCTCAATTCACGGCGCTTTTCCATAATTGGACAATATTTTTTATATTGAGATAAATCATTTATTTATTATAATTAGAAAAAACAATACAAATCATTTATTTAAAACTTTGGAGTAATAATAATACAAAATGAAACTTTATTATAATAAAAATCTGTGTTTGTTTATACCATCCAAGATTTTATATTTAAAAAATAATGTAATCATTTTCAAATTAAATAGAAAGATTTCATTGGAAGATAAAAATAAATTATTTAATGTAAATGATATAAGCAATATTGAATTAAAACTCAAACATTTGAATGATGATAAAAACTTAATTGTTATCAAAGATTTCATTTATAATTTTAATTTAAATAAAAATAAACACGAAGAAAATACTTATTATGTTGCTAAAAATACGACATCAACTTTTAATAATTTCTCAAAAATGGTAAATTCTTGTTGGTTTATTAATAGTTTATAATAATAATAATAACAAAAACAAAAATTTCTTTTTGTTCTTCTTTAGTTTTAAAATTACTCAAATAATCATACCATAAACAAATGGAACAGCTTCATCAAGTGATTTGAACCACTCAAGAAAATAACTTCTCTCCCTAATAATCACGACGATATAGCTGTGCTTTGTCTTGAAAATTGCATAATCTCTCTTACGCTCAATCACCTTCCAGAAGTTGTGCCTCTGAAGTTCGGAAATTGCGAAATTGATATTAATGGGAAACTCGTTGCGATCGATGATGTGCATCTTGTTCGACAACTTTTATAAATATAAAAGTATACTCATTATTTTTATAAATTGAATTATTTTAATACAATTTAAATTATTATTATTAAATAATGTATAATTCAAATATTTTTGAGTTAAATAATAATGATATCAATCGTTTAATTATTATTGGAGATATTCATGGTGATATAAAGCGTTTCAAATCAATTTTAATAGATGCATCAATAATTAATAATAATTTTGAATGGATTGCTGAACCATCAAATACAATAATAGTTCAATTAGGCGATCAAATAGATAGTCTTAATAGAAGCACTAATGAAAATTGGGAAGTTTTGAATGATTATGAAATGATTTATTTTACTGAACATTTAGATAATATAGCAAGAGTAAAAGGTGGTCGCTGTATTTCACTCATAGGAAATCATGAACTTATGAATGTAATTGGTGATTTTTCTTATGTTTCGCCTTTGAATATAAAAGATGAAATGAGAACTAAATTATTTAAACCTCAAGGGTCAATTGCATTAATACTCGCAAAAAGACCGCTTATATTAAAGATAAAAGATTTACTTTTTTGTCACGCAAAGTTTAATAAAAATCATTTAGAAATTTTAAGAAAAAATAATAAAGATATATTTTATATTAATAAGATTTGGGAAAATTATTTAAATACTGGTAAAATAAAACTCGAAGATAAAGAAATTATCGATTCTATTATAATCGGTTCCAATGGTATTTTATGGAATAGACATTCGAATGATATTAATGAAACTGCCGAATTATTTAAACAACTCAATATCTCATTAATGTTCTTAGGTCATACAGCAGTTCCACAAGTTACAATTTTAGACCAACAAATAGTTTATTGTGATACTGGAATTTCAAGAGCCTTTGGTACTAATAAATATCAATATATAGATATTAATAATAATTCTATAAATATAAAAACAATTAATGATTTATAAACAATTTACATTTATATTTGCAAAAGGTAATTTCATTTCATCACTGTCTCTTGGTTGAGGATTAAAACCAATTTGATTATTTGTTTTCGGAATTTTGCTAAAATCAATTTCCTTAAATTGATTTATATAATCACCACTTTTAAGAGTATTTTCATAAATCAATTCATTTTCATAACCTTCAACAACTCCTTTATAATCTTCTTCATTACCTACAAGTGAATAAGTATTTTCTTTATTATAACCTTTGATATCAACAACATCATCATATAATTTCATATGTGTTTTATTATTAGTTGCTTTTGATTCTTGATTATTATTAACATCTTGATCACGATTAACATCACGATTACTTATAAGTAATAATAGTATTATTGCTATTATTATTGTAATAAAAATGAATATACTATCCATATCTAAATAATAGATAGTTTTTATTTTTTCTAATCATCATCATCATTAATGAAAAGATTAAGAGTATTTTTATTATCTGGTTTAATGTCATCATTTTCTTGACGTTCATTTGACATTGGTAAAGTTTCCATAAAATTTTTCATAATATAACCATTTGATTTATAATATTTAAGTCGTTTATAACCTTTATTTTTAACAACTGATAAATCATCATAAATATCAATTGTTAATGGTGTATATTTCCTATTTTCCTTTTTTTCCCGCAAAATTCGCCCTACTGATTGTTGAATATCACTAATTGGACTTGCAAGAATTAGGGTATTTAAGGTAGGAATATTTAAACCCTCACTACTCATTTGATAAGTAGCGAGAATGATTTGTTTAGTGGCTGATATATCTAAATCTGTCATTTTCATTCCTCCCACATAATAACCATAATCAGCTATTTCATTTTCAATAATCAAATTTTCGAGTTCTTTTAATTGATTTTTGCGTTCTGATAAAATTAAAATCTTTCTGTCTTTTTCTTTTTCTAAAATTGATTTTAAAATTTCAATAATTAATAAAGTTCTTGGTTTATAATTACAAATATTATTAATAGATGATACTATATTAGGCTGTCCATTATAAAAAGTTTTAATTTGACTATATTCGGTTGCTGTTGAAAAATAATGATGAATTTGAACAATCATATCAGCCGATTTTTTATCAATTTTAAAATCATAAATTGATTTTCCCAAATACCATTCAAAAACCTTTCGCAATCCATCTTTTCTATTTAAAGTCGCCGAAAGACCAAGAGTTATGCGAATATTCATTTTCTTAAATGCTCTTGAAAAAACTTCAGATGCTATATGATGACACTCATCAATAATTACTAATCCAAATTCCTTAAAAATAGATTCATCATATTCTCTCAAAGCCAATGATTGAAGAGTTGCAATTACTATATCTTTATCTTTGACATCAATTTTTGATTGTTTAATTTTACCAATTCTCGCATTTGGTATAAATTCCTTTACACTTGTTGCAAATTGTTCATTTAAAAAGTCTTTATGAGAAATAAAAAGCGTTTTCTTTTTAAAATAACAGGCAACGTAAATTGCCATAATTGTTTTCCCAAATCCACAAGGAACACTAATAATACCTCCCATTTTCTCATTATTAGTAGCAGCTTTAATGAAATTATCAATGGGTATCTGTTGAACATCTCGCAAAACTCCACTAAAAATTAAATTGGGACAGTCAATACCTTCACTTAAATTATCATTTAAAGGTGCGCCAAATTTTGTCAATCCATAACATTTAGGCATATAAAGCTTATTATCACTTTCAAGATAAATCGGATATTCTTTAGGAACTGTAAAAGATCCATTTGGAATAACTACAGGAGATACTGATAATTCTTTTTTAATTTCCTTAATCAATTGTTTATTTTTATCTGTTTTAAGAATTGCATATCCTCTATTTGATAAATAAGTTGTTTCTGCTACCATCATTTAAATATAATTAAAATTAATTTTATATATATTTATAAATTAGATAATGTTGTTAATTCCAATTTTGCGAATATTAGCTTTAATATGGTTAATTGTTATTATAATAGTAGATGTCGATATCCCTGTAATTTTACATACACAAGTTAATCAACTTATAATTGCATTATTAATAATAATTATTATTCTTGCAATTGATGAAATAACTGGTTTCTTATTAGGATTATTATTTTTAGTTCTTTATTTTAAATATTATCAAAAATTAATTAAAAATAAAACAAATATTAATAATGATTTAAATCAGCCATTATTAAATAAAAATGAAGGTTTTGGCGAATATTCCACTAAACCAGAACCAAATGAAAAAACAGATAAAATACAAAATCATTATATCAAATATTCTAATGGATGTATCGAAATGCCTTATATCTCTAATGAATTATTAGAAAATGCACAAAATAATATTTATGATATTAATAATTATAATAATGAAATAAGAACTGATAATAATAGTTATGGTATTCAAGGTTTAAACTCTGATAAAATTCATTATCCTGCATTTGATACCACTGTCACAACTCATTCTTTATATTGATAGTTATGATAATAATCATTACGATAGAAGTTGAAAATGATATAATAAATAAATAGCAACAAAAGATAATAATAATTTAATATAATAATTATTATTATCAACTAAATCTTTAATAGATTCAGGTATTTTATCAAGAATTGTCGCAAATATTACGGGTGAAAAGATAAAAGCAATGATTACTACTATTATTGCAGATTTTCGTAAAAACTCTTCATTATAATAACCATTCGAATTTGTTTTATTTTTCTTTGCAGGTATTCCGCATACTTGAGGTGTTTGTAATGATTGTTGATAATTAACAACATACTCATTAGGTTTTGCTGGTTGTGATGATAATTGTTGCGGTTGTTGTGTATTTACTTTTAATTCTTTTTCAAATTCATTTAAAATATCTTTAACAATTGGATCATTACTGTCATCAATCAAATTATCAGTATTACTTGTTTTTAGGGGAATATTATCAAGACTTGTTGTCATATTCATTTTTAAATAATAAAAACTTAATAATTATTATTTCTATTACGCATTTATTTTAATTCAAATATACAAGGATTAGATGCAAGAATAAACGAATTAATCTTATCTTGATTTGTATAAATCAACTCATACGCATTTGGATTAATTGACAATGTGACCCAACATAACTTATCTTGATTTTTCTTAAGTATCTCAATAACATCGGGATTGAGATTCGATGTGAAATAAACCCAATCAATCTTTTCAGGATGTTTCATTAAATACTCAATGGCTCTTGGATGTGAATTACATGAAAAATTGCGAAAATTAATTTTATCTTCATTTTCAAACAATAAGTCAATCGCAAATTTATTAAAAGAGACATTATCCCAATCAATTTTATTTCGATTACCTCTTAACAGTTTAACAGCCTTTTCGCTCTCATTCATTGAAAACAGTTTCCAATTAATAGCTGAAATATTGGTCTTGAGTAAATCAACAGCCGACTCATTTAAAGATAAATTATTCCAATTAATACGCTTCCTATTCAATTCTAATAATTCAATTGCTTCAGGATTTGTATTTAAACACAACTGAGACCATGAAATTTTCTTGAGATTTGCATTAATTAACTCCATAGCGCATGGATTTGCTGATATAGAATACCAGTCAATTTTATATGGATGAGCCTTAAGATAATCAATTGCACTTGGATTTATTGCTAACTGTGCATTATCCAATTCATAATTAGAAATCCAGTCTCTTAATTGAAACATTGTATTAATAATTAATAAAAATAATAAATAATCATTTTTAATTTATTTTAGATTAAAAGTTATGAAAAGATTTTACTTAAAAAGCTTGGTTCTTCTATTTGATTATTTGCCTTTTCATAACCATCATAATACATTATAGTTGAATTTGTATCTTTTTCATTACATTTAACTTGAGTAGTTGTATATTTATAACAAGTATCTTCTAATTTGAATAATTTGCCCTCAATTTCTTCTTTTCTTGGTGCTATATAGATTGTGCAATTATCTTTACAAACTCTTTTAAATAAAAGAGCTAATGATAATCCAAATAATGCACTGATAAACATTTGACCCATATTCGTATATAATAAACGATTAAGAATTTCTTTAATTTCCATTATTCGTTTATTTCCTATTATAATAAGATTTTTAAATAATTGGTTGGTCTATTGCTTTATCAGTGCATTTAATTTCATTGACTTCATATTTATAACAAAAATCATTCTCATTTTTATAAACTATCTTATTTGAATTATAAGGAGTTGGATATTTAATAATTATTTTCTGTTTTGGGGTTGATATATAAACAAATAAAATTCCGATCGCAAATGCTGTAAAGAAGGTAATATAATTGAATCTGAAAACTTTTTCTTGCATTTCAAATATCTAATCTATAAATAATAGATTATTTAAATTATAATGGGACAAGTTTTTAGCTTTTTAAGTGATTTGATTATAACTTTTGGAAATTTAATAAAAACTATTTTCGAATTTATTGCATCACTAATTATGGTAACTATAAATGTTTTAAAAATGTTTGGTGTAGCAATAAAAGAATTATTTAAAACGGCAGGACCAATTTTTACGTTTATTAGTTATTTATTTTCAACATTATTTATGGTAATTAGCACAATTTTTATTTATATTAATTATTTTCTAAAAGTTTTTATTTATGCTTTATCATTTATTATAGAATTGTTTTCGAGTGTAATTTCATATTTCAAAGATCAAGTTTCATTTATACCAGATATGATTCAAAATTTAGTTAATATTATAACACTTATTTTTGATTATGTTATGTATGCATTAGGAGCTTTATTTTCAACTCTTTCATTTATAACTAATATTGCCGCAAATGTTGAAGAAGGACTTATACCTACTTAAAAAAAACACTTGGGCGTTTTTTTGTGTAAATTTCAGGTATTATATTAAATTCTGGTTGTTTCAATTTAAAGAGATTCTCTAAATCAACCTTCTTCTTTGAATCAATCCACTTTTTATATAAAGCAAATCTTTTTTGAATATATTCGGTATATAATGAATTTGATGAATCTCTCTTATTTTCATAATTAGTAATATAATAATTTAAATCACTTGCAAATTTAGCGGCTTCTTTTGATCTAGTTGCATTAAAACTATTAACTTCTTTTAAAAACTTTGTTTTATTTTCTGTATTATTTTTATTTATAGAATTTATTAATAAAATACCAATATTATTTATATTCATATTATCCTTTATTTATTATTTATATTTATTTTACTGTTATATTGATTAGGTTGTGTTCCTTCAAACATTCCTTTATAAAATTCAGCCAATCGTTCTTGATCGCTCATTTGTGATTCATATTCACTTCTTGGTATATATTTAATTATTACTTTTGGTTGTGTTTGTTTTTTATATTTATTACTATAATAACCCTTTATTATTAATAACATTCCTAAAAATAATAAAAAAATAGCTATTGCTTTCATTTTATATCTATTAAATATAAAAATATAAAAATAATTATTTATTCTGGAGTTGTTGATGGTTGTTCTGGAGTTGTTGATGGTTCCTCTGGAGTTGTTGATGGTTCCTCTGGAGTTGTTGATGGTTGTTCTGGAGTTGTTGATGGTTGTTCTTCTTCATTTTTGCGTTTAGTCCATGGATCTTCTTCAGCTAAACTTTCAGCAATATCAGCCTCTTTTTTTGCATTATTAGCCTTATTAATGACATCAATTCTACGCTTATCAAAGATTTCATCTTTTTCTGCCATATTTTGCTTATATTGTTTCATTAGTGTATTTAATTGTGTTTCGGTGTATTCTTGATTTTCAATTTCATTTGGATTTGGAGACCATGGACACCAACAACCAACTTGAGCAACAAAAATATCAAATTTATTATCAACTTTCTTAATAAACTCACAACGGGTTTTAGCTTCTTCTACTGTATCGAATACACCTCTTACCTTAATTCCGCGAACACTTGTCATGAAATTATTTTCACGATGAAATTCCTTTTCAATATCTTGTGAATTTACCGATTTAAAGAATTTATATTGTTCATTCATTTCTTTAGAATCAAATAAATATCCATGATTGCTCTTAATGGTATCCATTAAATCCTTTGATTCAGGATATTTATTCTCAAGATTATCTAAAAGTGTTTTCATATCTTTACCAAAATTATCTAAGAATTTTGAAAAATAATAAGCATCTTTATTAACTAATACATCTTCAGGACTTAAGAAAGAGAGAAGACAGTAATTTTGCCCTCGGATCGGTTTATCTTCATCAAGATAATCGACTTCTTTAGTTGCTACTACTACTGTTTCTTCAGTCATATTTACTAATTATAAATAAAATAAAAATCTTATATCCTTTTTTATTTTCTTTATATAAAGTATAAAGACCTATCAAGATAATGAACGGAAATGCAAGTTATACTTTTGATATTTGGGAAGCTCTTACCCGATTACTTAAATATGCAATTGAAGCGTTATTCGTAGCTCTTGCTGCTTATCTCTTACCCAAGAATAAACTTCAAGTTAATGAAATCTGGATGATTGCTTTAACTGCTGCTTGTGTATTCTCAATCTTCGATCTCTTATCTCCCTCAATCTCAGCTGGTGCTCGTCAAGGTGTTGGTTTAGGTGCTGGTTTCCGTTTAGTTGGTTTCCCTGCAGCGGTTTAAAGGGATGGTATAACCTTATAATTTAATTCTTCACATATTTTTTTCCATATTTGATCTTGGGCATAAAGTTTTTCGCGACTTTTAAGTAATGGGAAAAATTTTAAATATTCCTTTAGTTCAAGTATTTGAAAGAACTTATATAAAACATAACTATAAGATAAGAAATTCTTTCTTTCTTTTGGACAATGTTTTAAAAATGGTGCTTGAATATCTCTGAACATTGAACATAGTTTTTCTTCTAATTCTGTTGAAAATTGAGGCGTGGGTATTCCATTAATTCTATTTATAATATAATTGATATGTTCATAATATTTATTAATTCTCAATCGTTTCAAAATTTCCCGCATCTTATTATAAGTTATTTTCTTTGTATCAACAATCTTCTCTTTCTTTATCTCATTAAGAATCTTTTCAAATATATCATTTGGAATGTCAGTGCTCTCTTTTCCTTGAACCTGATTACACCATTCCCTAAAATGATTAATCCTTTTATAACTGAAATGTGAAGTATCTTTTGTATTTTGTTTTAAAATTGGTCTGTTTTGTTCAACTAAAATAGGCTCCTGATATCCGCAAAAACCACATAACATAATAGCATCATGTTGCAAACATGTAAGATAATTTTTACAACTTCGGCATAATTCCCGATTATCAAATTCAATCTTTCTAATATGATTATTATTTGTAATTGATAGATATTCATCAACTAATGAACTTTTTTCAATAATTGATTCTTCCCCCGAATCATAAGAATCTTTATTAGAATCCTTATCATTATTATCATTATTAGAGTCATTAATGATTAAATTAAATGAATCAATTATAGATTTATTTTTAAATTTTACTGATTTTAGTTTATTAATTGGTGGTGGTTGAATAGTTGCCTGTTTTTCAATCATATCATAATAATTGAAGAGGATGTAACTCGTGCTTTCGTAATATTCAATTTCATTAAAATTCTTTATATCCTTTAAATTATCTTTAATTTTAATTATTTCTTCCCTAATACAAATATTACTATTCCATAATTCATTATAATAAACTTGTTTATCATTATTTATATTACTACTTTCATTATTATAATTAAAAATTAATTGATTGATATAATTATATTTATTTTCTAAATCTTTAATCTTATCAATATTTTTTTTTTCTTCAATAATTTTATTTGAATAATTTGTAATAATTTTATTGTGCATCGCATCTAAAGTCAAAATGTCTTTATTTGAAGAAACCCGCTTTTTTGCTGTTTTATCTTTAAACATTTTTAAATGTTATATATAAATTAATGTTTTTAAATATGCTTATATACTTAAAAATAATATTTCTTTTTTTTTCTCCTATTATAGTATAAAGAAATAGCATAAATGGGTGGTGGTCTTCTTCAACTTGTCGCTTATGGTGCTCAGGATGTTTATTTAACAGGTAATCC